GTTTTTCTTGTATATCGGAGCTACATCGTCAGGCGTTAAGTCACGCATTTCTTGTTCTGTAGACTCACGACCAATCCACTCGTCGTACACTTTTTTGGTAACTCCCAAATTTGTGATACCACCCGGATCTTCGGGATGATTTACGAATCCGCCTTCGTGAGAAAGGAGCATTTTCAAACACTTATCAAAGTTTTCTTTCATTTCTTGCCTCCGTAATACTTACTTACACCACGCATTCCAATTGATGCACTTACAATCCCGCCGAGGCTGTATTGATACCAACCGGGCATATTAGCTAATGCTAAAAATCCAGCCTCTACAATTTGATTACCCCAATCCCCACAGAACGCCAAAATAAGGGGAATACTGAACAAAAGCGTAATCCATTCATCCTTCCAACTATTTTCTGATGCTTTCATTGCTGCTAAGTCCCAATCAAGTTCTCCAGTAGCAATTTTCATTTTAGTTTGAGCTTCAGCTTGCTTTACAGCAGTTTTGCCCTCAACCATAGCTCCAGCAAGGTCAGCAACCTTACCTAATAAACCTAATCCTATCATTCTTTACTCGCCTTTCCTTTTGTGTATGCTTCTTTGCCATAGAAGGCGGCAACGATAGCAGCTACAGAAACAAAATACACACCAGCAATAGATGCTAGTGACTTCATGGCTTCATCAAGATTAGCCAAGTTACAAAAAATTATAGCAAAAGGGTATAACAACATACCAAATAATGCAAACCAAGCCATCTTGCGCTGGGCATCTCTTTGAGCATCGTCATCTGCCATTTTTAACCGCTTGTCCTCTAAGGCAAGCTTATCCCATTCAGCTTGGTCTATTGAACCATTACCGTCTACATCAGCTTTTTCAAACTCAGTCATATTAGTCTCCTAATCAGCAAGGGGGTTGTCTAATGCCCGCTGTAGTTTATCCATTAATTTATCTTCTAATTCTTTCATATCACCACTTTGTGAAACTCTAACACGTTCTCGTTGATTTTCAAAGCGAACTTCTGCGGCGTCTATCATATCTCTAACTTTATCTTCAGACTTGCGTACCATGTCCTCAATTCTATCAGATTGGCGCTCAATGCTCAAAATATCATCACGCAGTCCACCCTTAATCTCGCGTGTGTAGTCCATAGTTTGTTGAATGTTAGCGTCCATTAAATCCATTTGAGTCTGATATTCGTTTAAGTCTAGTCCCGCGACCTCTTCGATCTTTTGGTACATAACAAAGCCGCCATATAAGCCACCTACGACTGTAGATAAGAACGCAAATATAGCTACGATAGAGCCAAACGACAACTTCATGCCACCAGTCTTGAACTCGCGGTCTGCAAGTCCATCTATATTATCTGCTATCTTGGTAGTATCCATCAGTTTTCAAACTCCATCTCGCCACCTGCATTCTGTAAGTTCTTTAGTGCTTCAAGTTCATCGCGTAGCTTTTGTATCTCCAAACGGCGTTGAGTTAGCTCTATCTGATAAAGATCATCGCAATTAATACGAGCCTTTGGTTTATCAAGCGGTATAACAATACGAGCGTATACGCCTATGTCTTTGCCACGACTGTTTGTGTTTAGCCCTGACAGTACACCTGTCACGCCATACTCTAAGTTTACACCTCCACCGACAGCGTTACTGCACCGCATACTACCTGTCGAAAAAGAATCTGACTGATAGTTCATAGGCGGACTTGGCAATGCAAGCGAAAGAGAACTATTGTCGGCTACAACAGAGCTAGATAACAAACAAAAGGCAGCTACTAATCTCATGCTGGCTCACCATCTAACCTTGAACATATCCTAGAAGAAATAAGAGTTCTTGACTGGTTGGTCTTTCTTACCTTCGACGTTGTGCATAGATACACAGCTTCAGGCATATCTCTTTTTCTTATGTAAACATCAAAAGATTTATGTTCTTTGTACTCAACCTGCATAATCCTATACGTTGTAGAGAATGGTATATTCATCCAGTTTAAATCAAACAAATCAATCTGATAATATCTTATTTCTTCCCTAGAGTTAAAGAGAGACATCTCTACTTTAACCACGTCTTTAACGTGAGATGTTTTTACTTCTGGATAGGCAGGCGTCATTTCGTGCGCAGACGCACCAAAAGTAACTAACGTACCTATTGTGATTATCTTACTTAGCAATGCAGCTCGCCTGCACAACCGCAGTGTAAGTGCCTCCCGGCAATGGTTTAGCTGAACCATAAGTAGCACTTGAGGCAGTAGAGAACCACGTTGACCCTGCTAATGTTAAGTTAAAGTTTGTGGTGTTACCTACAACTGTTTTAGCCGCTTCATAAGCTGACATGCCAGAAACAGATGTTTGTGTGACACTTGTACTACCTGTCCATGCAAGAGTATCAGATAAAGAAGGCGATGAGCTAAACGATGTTGGATGTGTTATACTAGCTATATAGGCATCTGCGATAGAAACATCATACCTAATTATAGGTAGTACACCGCCATCAGCAGGAGTAGTGCTTAGTTTACTGGCAATCGGGTTGCCGTATGAACCCGCTTTAGTTGTTTGGATAACACATTTAGCTTCTACGCTACCTGTGATCTCGACGTTAGCTAATGCAGGAAATGCAACCAACGAAAGTATCGCAATAGAATATTTCATATTAAACCTCATTTGTTATACTGCATATCGACCATTTTTTCGTGCAGAATCTGTTGTGCTAAGTTATTACGCAAGGCTTTCTTGTTGTCAGCTATCTCTGAATCAGCAAGACCGGGGGCGTCAGCATACACACCTCCATTAATAGATGCGTTATAATACATAGCTAAGTTTGTTTGTTGGTTAATAGCCATAATAATGTCATCTTGTCCTTGTGTCTTAAACAGGGTCAGTGCGTTGGCAGACGCTGTTAGACCCATCTCAATTCTATTTTCTTCTTCTTCCTCTTCTTCAGAAAGTATCAGATTGCCATCTTCATCATACTGAAAGTCTGTATCCGCGTCTATAGCAGCCATAGCATCTTCATCTTCTAGTGCATCATACAGTTCAACTACAGGTATTACAGGTATAGGTTTGACATACCCCGGACACGCAGGGTTAGATTGTTCGTCGTAACATTCGTCTATTCTATAGTTATATATAACCATAGCATCTTTGACCGAACCTTCCCCTTCAACATCAATTGAACCCGCACCCCATTGAGAAGCTGGGATGTTCGAAAGGGGAAACGATCTAACAATAGTGTTTCCGGGAACTCCTGACCAATCGTCTGTTTTTCGAAAGATATAGCCATCTGCGTCAACATTCTTATTGCCAATATGGACTTTCATGTTAGCGTCAGGGTCTTTTACTGTGGTGTATTTGTATAGTAAGCCATTAATATCAATACCCGGAATGTAAGGCAGCACAGAACTCATCCCCCAGCTTAGTGCTGTAGACGCGGCATTCCCTGTTGTTCCATAACTATAAGGATCACAAGAAGAGTAAGAAGGCCAAAGTGCTAATAATAACACTAAGACCTGTTTTTGTTTCAACATTCTCATTGAAAATCTTTCTCATTGGGTTGTTCTGATCTCTTTGTATTTCTTCTTTTACGGCTTCCATCTCCCAAGCAATTCTAGCTTTATCGCCCACCAACCCATCCTTGGGACAAGGCGTCCCCGCGTTGAGCATGGCTTCAAACACTCTTTCGTCCTGACACATTACAGATACGGCAGCTACCTTCATGCCCATATCATACATGGTTTTAGCGTTTTTAAGTTTTTCGCAGTTCATATCTCGTACAGTTCGACCTGCTGAGATGCCTAATATTTGTGTTTGCACAGCACCAGCTACACCGACAGTACATAAATCAGAGTTACTTGCGCTTATTTGCGGTGAGATTGCAGAAGGTGGTGGACTATTAATTGTAGTGTCCATCGTGCCATCCGACCTTACTGTGCTTTCAGACTTGATCGTGTCATCATCGTCAGCAAAAACAACATTACCAATAGTAAAACCCGCAATAAACAAGAGTATTACTATAAATAAACGTATCATTTTCTTTCTACCAGTCGGTCTAATTTTTCTTCTATACGATCAAACTTACTCATAATTTGACCAAGGACTTGAGATGAGTCAGTCTTAGTGACATATTCTTTAGCCAACTCTTCTCTAGTTCTATTAAGCAAAATGGTGACGCGCTTCAGTTCTTCATGGTGAGATTTAATCCACCATATTAAAAAACCAAATCCTGCGGTTAAAGCGAAGTTCCAAAGCGCGTCCATTTGCATTACTCAGCGCCCTCTTCTTCAGCTTCTTCTGTTTCTTTAAGTGATTTAGTAATCATCTTTACAAACGCATCTTTTCCAACTTTAAGTTGGTCTAAGTTAAATTCTGCTGATCCAATCTTTTGCTGCAAAGAATTAATGTGGTTAATAATAACCTTCTGCGTATCAGTAAGTTGGTCTTCAGTATAATCTTTGTCGTCAATCGTAATAACCTTTTTATCTTCAGCCATTTTGATCTCCTTTAGTTAAGTTAAAATTATGATGGTTTTGTAGGCCATGTTATATCATTAGGGAAACCAGATTGCTCTGGTAGGTTAAGCAAGTCAGTTCGGTACTGTGTCCACTCTGCTTGTTTAGCATCTGTTAGTTCAGCCCAGCGTAGAGGATTAGTTATTATAGGGTCTACTTCTTCGACTAACTTCTGGTCACGCTGACCTCTTACTGACGCGGCTAGTTCGGCAGTTATTTCCTCTGCTGTGGGTGCAACATAAGCCGCATAGTCTGAGCCAATGAGTTTAAGTAATACGCTGTTGTCTACAGTCATATCTGTATCATCAGGCATTAATCCATAAGGTATCCAACTGTATTCTGGATGGTTAATCTCTACTTCAAATGCAGTGTTCTCTGCGTTAAGTGATTGTGCGTTACGCACTTCTGTTATTGTTATTGTTGGCATAAACGCCTCCTATTGTTATTGTTTCAAGATATTCTAACGAACAAAGATTGTTGATACGAATAATAGTTTCCTGAAAATGCTGGGGTACTACTTGCAGAACCTGTACTATAATATCCAATACTACCCATAAGCCTCCAAGTCCCAGAAGGAGCAGTAGAATGAGCGCCTACAGAACTTGAGTTAGCAAATGTACTAGCAAATCTAAGTCCACTGCCAGCCACAGTAGTTCCAGAGGTAGCAGAAGCCGCAGAGGTTTTCCACATGAGAGCATAAGTACCAACAGCACCAGCAGTTGTGCTACCGCCAACACCTGTTAGGTTAGAGCCATCGCCGTAATAAACAGCATTTGAAGATGTAGTTCTAATACTTCCAACTTCACCACCACCATTAGTATGTTCAAAGATTATAGCTTTAGAAGAAGTACCGACTTCTCCTACAAAATTTCCGTGACCATTAGCAGTGCTACTTCCATTGTATGTTTGCCTTCCGCTACCATTAATCCGCAAACGTTCTGCGGCATTAACTCCAAATCTTAATGTGTTATCTCCGTGGTCATAATCAATATAACCAGCATCTGCATCACCATTATCCCCAAATCTAATAAGAGATTTATCCCCTCCATCACTGGCTGTGTTTAGGAGAAGTATAGCGTCGCCATCACCCCGAATAGTTGCGCCTGTTGATGTTGTGGCGAGTTTGGCGGCGTTGTCGTGGTATAATGTTACTGCACCATCATCATCTGCACTCATGTAATTTTCATTACCATCAGCATTTAGAAGATTAAAATTAGTTGCACGGATTTGTAAGTTGCCCACACCTTGATCTAATATTATACTATTAGAACCATCGTGATATATTTGTAGATCAGACCCTGTTCCTATATTGAGTTTTGCATTGTCTACAAGTGAAACACTATAGTTAAATTTAGCGTGACCAGCGTCAGACATATCAAGGGTTAGGGCTGTTATAGTTGAACCGTTATCATTGCCTTTGAACAGTATGTCAGCATCTGAAACTTGCGTCTTAATAATTAAATTATTAGACTCATTAGAAATAACTCCAATATCAGCTCCATCATCATGGAATCTTAGTTGCGCCCCACCTGCATCAAGAATAATATCTCCTGCAACGTCTAGTGTTAAGTCGCCAGAGCTTAGAGCAATCGTAGTACCATCAATATTAATATTATCAATGTCTACGCCAGCGTCTGCTGTTATTCTACCATTAAACGTAGCCGCACCACTGCCATCTCTTGGTAAAGTAATATGGGTAGTGTCCGTGCTGTTAAGCGTTGTTCCTATAAGTAATGAATTTGCACTTGCCCCTGAGTATTCAAGGAAACCACCTAAATCTGCTGTGCCATTTTTCTGCTCATAAAGCTCCAATCTTATAGCTTGGTCAACGCTAGTTGAAGAAACTGTTACCACTGGATTAGAGTCTGCAACATGTAAAACCTCTAACGCTGACCCAGTGCCCACGCCGACCCGATTATTACCA